ATGTTCTAGCAGCAGCATCGTTTGACACCCCACTACTTGCTATTGCTTCCGCAATACCAAAAAGAGCGGCCGTCACAAATTCTTTTATAAATAAAGAAATCACGTTACCGATATATTCAATAAAATTTAATACCGTTAAAATGAAAAATTGAAATCTATGATTTCTAACCGCATCGTTTACAGGAAAATAATTATTAACATTTTCACAATCATCTTTTTCTTGTGGCCAGTTTTCTTTAATACCAATAAAAGATTCTCTTCTATCCTTTTTAAAAAAACTAAATGCCCTTTCTAATGCACTTGTTTTATAATATTTGTTTATAAATTCACTAACGGTGTATATTCTACCGTATCTAAATTGGTAAAAATAGTCTTGTGGAACCCCGTAGTTATCACTAGTAATTGCGTCCACACTTGTTCCGGCAATTTCTTTTCTTGCGTCAGGAGGATAATCATCAATATTAGTACTAAATGAATATGATCTACTATCAATTGTTGTTGGTGATCCTTGAAAACTTGTATCACCTATATGATATTCCCTAACATTTGGTACTAAGAATTTACCCGTAAATCTATTTCTAGCACCAGTATCTTCAGTCAATGAAAAACGAAATCTATAATTACCTTGTGTGGCAATACCGATATTCTTGTCATTTGTTTCATAATATTCACCAAACTCATTTGTGGCAATATATTTCATATTCATTGGTATTCTAAAAAAGAATACACCATTCTCATCTATTGTACTATCTATATCAAAAAATTCAAGTATTGGTCTGTCTATATTTGGTGATCCGTCAGGATTTTTCTCATAATTTCCAGTAAATCTAATTGATTCGACATCACCTTTGAATGTTATCAATCTACATTTTTCACCCATTTGGTTGTCAACGTTACAGTTCACCCTTAACGCATCTTTACCTGAATCGGTAAAACTACCTCCCGCAATTATTGCATACGGGTCAATTCTTACTCCTTGAGAAGATAAATCAAAATCAACTCTAGTGATTGCAATTTGACATAACTCTTGGTTGCCCCAAAAAGGATAAACCTCAATAGATTTATCATAACTAACAATTTGTGGTAAAGAATCAATATCCGACGCACTTTTATATGTGTATTTATTTACGAATTTTTCTTCAGATATACCATCGTAAATAAAATCATATGGTACTAATGATTGACATCCCGCATCAGACATATCTAGGTCAATATGTAATGTTTGGTTACCTAATGGTACCCCCCATATCATAAAATCACCCGCTTCATTTGTTTTTACGGTGTACCTATAATATTTTTCAAAAACCTCTAAAACTTCCTCTCTATTTAAGATGTCAGATTGATCAGGAAATGTACCTGTTGGTACGTGTCCTGTATGTTGTTTTCTAGCCGGTAATAGGTTATATCTATAATTTGAATCGTTTCTTTGATCTATTGATCTATAAGGATACAACTCAGATAAAACAGGATCATTTTCATCAACATCTGATATTGGTACAAAAATAGAAACTCTGGCATTTGGGAGACCAAAACCATTATTAACCGATATTCTACCAACAACAACACCATAATCACCACAAAATGATGAATAAGCCTCTTGTTGTGAAAATTTTAAAGATAGTATTTCTAGTAAATCGTAGTCTTGTTTTAATTCTACGGTTATTTTTTGATCTACACCTATGTCTGTATAAATTCTATGTTTTTGCATAATTCTTATAATAAATAGAAACTAGTTGATTTTCTATTAATATAAAGAAAAATGTTTTTAGTATGTAGTCGAACCTAATGTTTTTACCCTAACTTTTATATCTTTATTTGGGAATCTTATTTGATATATTTGATTTGCTTTCATAAAGATGGTTTTATCGGATTGTAGAATTTCCCTTGTTACATCATCTACATACGGTTGTGAAACCTCAGCAGTGGAATATTCTCCCCCTAATAAGTTAAATGCTCTAATATCAACAACATTTATTACACCGTTTACATTACCAAGTTCTTTAAATAGATCACCCAAAAATAAAGGGTCTCCCATTTTTCTACCATCTATACTAAATGAAGTAATTGTTTTATTTATTGTTTCTTTAATTACTTCTGTCTTGTTTACGTTCTTATCTATGATTAAGTCTATTTCTAAACCCAAATCTATTACTTGACCACTAACAATATCGATGTAATCATTTATCATTCTAAATTCAGATAAATAATTTAAAATATTATTTTTTAATGTATTGGAGACGATATCAATTAAATTACCTCTATCATCATATGATAATAATTTAATTCTAACTTTATTATCTTCTTCCATAACTTCAACTTTGGCGGGTGCCCCATATGTGGATGGCATTGTTTCAATCAAAGATTTATAGTCATTTAAAGTGACCGCCCTATTTTGTGCGGCAAAATTATATGCAATTAAATTTCTTAATTCTTCTATTGTTGGTTGATCGGAACCGCCAACAGCCGGTGTTATATTAGTTACGTTTAATGTGTTAATAACTTGATTATTAATTGTACTATTTGGACCATTAACATTGAATTCCACTTCATCAACACTGTTTATTACATTTACACCGAGATTAGTACTTTTACCACCACCAATTCTATATTTTACAAATAATGTTGTCCCAACCTTGGGTAATGCACCTAATGAAAGATTATTTAGATAAACACCTAAATTTACTTTCATATTATTAGTCATAAAATTATCTAAATTATCTAATGGATCAACATTTCCAGACCCAAACGTTAACGAAAAATAACCCTCTGGTGTATATTCCGTAACAAACTTGTTAGTTACATTTATATAATTTCCTGCTTTAAAATTATCTCTATCAGATACAGATGTTGGATCGGGAACAAAAACTTTATCTTCAATTAGTGATTTAACCTCATACCATTTATTTGTTGACGTATTAAATTCACCAGAATTTGGATTGGATGAGAAACTAGTTCCTTCTTTGTGTATTACTGCAGTAACACCCAAAACATTTTGTTCGGGTAAATAAAGTTTTAAAAATGGTTTTTGATCTAACTCATTTATGACTCTTCTAAAAATTCTTGAAACACCATTAACAACTGGTTCTCTTTTAACGATTGTATATGATACTAACTGATTATTTGCATCAAAGTTTGGTATTTTCAATCTATTTGGTTCACCTCTATTATTAAACGGATTTGAAAAATCAATATCGTCAATAGTTTCAAATACCTGTCCCCCACCAGAAACTTGTGCACCCCCTTTTAAAATACCTTCATATCTTTCATCTTCTTTATCACCTCTAACTGGAACTGTTATTGAAAAATCACACAACGCAACCGAAGGTCTATTTCCAGGTATTTTTAAACCATATGTTTTAGCAATGAAAAATAGAGATTGTCTTTGTTGTGCAAAATCCAACATTGTTTCTTGCCAAACTCTATCAATGTGAAAATGTAGGTTATCTGCAACAGCCGCATTTATATCTAATAAAACAGAATATATAGATGCGTCGTTAGTGTTCTTAATTAGATCGGGATAATAATCTTTGGTCATTCTAACCAATTCTTCTCTTAAACCAGCGAAATCCCTTGTTGCGTATGATATTTTTTTTGCCATCTTATATGTTAATAATTATAAAGTCGGAAGACGAAAATGTACCATTATTTACAGTATAGTCTATTTTTACTTTTGCGGTATATGGTTTTGTAGAATAATCGGAAACTCTAAATAGTCTATTGTCTTCATCCTCCATTGATGCAATTGGTCTATCAGGATCATCTTCACCAGACATTATTTTTATTGAGTTTATATCCAAATTTGGTATATATTTTCTAACACTTTCTCTAATTTCATCTTCAATTAAATTATATGCAACTATATCATTTTGATCAAAAATGTATTCATATAATCTAGTACCAAAGTCGGGTAAATAATATCTACTACCCTTCCTTGTTAATAGAAGATGTAATAAATTTGCTCTCACCTCTTTTTCGGTAGTTTCGGTCATTCTTAAAAAATCACCTTTTCTACTATCTCTAAATGGATAATCTATACCATATGTCGCCATGTTTATAAATATAATGAATATTAAAATGGTAATAAATAAAAAATCGCAACATATGTTGCGATTTAAAATTTGTGACTTGGATTTCACCCCCTGTATAACCAAATCTTAGATGCTCAAGGTACGCCTTGACGACAGATCAATCTTTGAGGGAGTCACCTAATTCATTGTTTGTTTTATCGTCATTATTATTTTTGGTAAAAGAATTTTTACCATATGGACAATGTCTACATTTTTTTCCACAACAATAACCTCTTTCTAAATGAAATCGTTCTGTAAAAACT